ATATCATTGATCATGATGCGACGTATTTAAAAACGTAAACAGGTGAAATTGCCCAGCTGGTCGCTATCGTATTACGAAAGCAGACGCAGGCCGTATGTGTATCGGTAGCCGTCAGTGTTATGATATTCAGACCGGCCACGAGCGTCGCGACGTTCGAGATGGCAGCGGCGCCGCCACCAACTTCGCAGAGTTCGACAGTCGGGTATTCGCCCGAGGTCCAGGTAAAGAACACCGGGACTTTCACGATGTCGCCCGAGGTGATCGCGAATGAATTTGATTTACAATACGACGCACTTGCGGCGACGTGGATAGCCGATGCGATCCCGATGCCCGAAGGCGTGAGCGTATCGTAATCGTGTCCTCCGCCGTCGACGTCGGTAACCAGCGCCGCAGCCGTACCTTTTAACTGATACAGCGGACCGTCGATTTTTAGCGAACCTGATAATGCCAGGGCATCCTCAAGCGGAGCGTCTATCTTCGAATTCGCCACGTCGACCTCGGCAACAATCGGGAAGGCTATGCCTCCGACAATGGCCAGAAGCAGCGATGACCGGTCGATAATATAATCAAGTAACTCACCGGCCGATACGCCCGTCGTCGAAAACAGGGCGGTAATATCGACGGATGAATTACGCAACCCGTTCAGATGTTCGGCCCAGCCCCCGCTTTCCTTATTGGTCGTATCGGGTAGGTCCTGCTCTAAGTTCAGAGTAAAACCGCGCTGAGCTGCAATGACCACCCCGTCCGCGTATAGCAGGACGAGGGACGCATTCAGTTTTGCCATTGCGTTCGTCAGATTGCGGCGAGAGCACCGTTACCTTGGATCGACGAAGAGACGTTCAGACCACCTTCCATCGGGGCGTCGAGTTTTAAGTTCTTGAATGTCCCGTTTCCGGTCCAGCCCTTCGTTCCACCGGATGTCGGTTTGAATTGTATCACCGTGTCAGCCGTGCGTCCGATGATCGCAGCAAGGATTTCGTCGGGCGTAATACCCGCACCGGATTCGTCATAAAGGCCCGCGAAATCAATAGACCATTTGCGTAGTCCGTTGATGTGTTCAGCCCAGCCCGCACTCTCTTTGTTCGTGACGTCCGGTAGGTCCTGCTCGACGTTCAGCGTCGAAGACGTGTTGTACAGGACCTTATCGGCCCCTGAATAAACGCAGTAAAGCGTACCGTTAATCTTACTCATGACTTTAGATATTAAATTATTTTCCTTAAATATTTAAATTTCCCTTTTCTTGACGGAGGGGTAACTCCGTTTTTTATATTTCTTTCTGATAAATACTTTGAATATTGTTCTGATCGTTTTTTACCCTTATTTGAGTTACTGATTTTATCTTTAGTGGATTGTTTTAATTTACTTCCGTTCTTTGCATCACTCATTTTCATAATAGTGGCCTCTGAATAAATATTCTTCCTCCCCTTATTCCAAGGAACATGTCCAATCATTGCATCTGACATTTTCTTTTTTGCCTCTTCGGTATGCGGGGCTTTTTTATATCCCAAACAACTCCCCGCTATTTTACAATGATTAAAATATGGATTGTAACTATCAATAAAATATTGTTCAGTTTTAATTAAATCTTCTTTATTGCATCCAAGTAAAATTGAAAATGTCAAATCCGTCTCGCCATACTTATTGAAGTGAGCCTGAAGTTTTGGGGAATGATGTTTTTTCTTTTTTAAATCGGATAGATGCAATCTCCATCTATTAGAAATATCAACAGCACTTCCAATATAAATCCGTCCCGGTTTTATCCTCGATTTAATTTGATATATCCCGCTGATTTTCATATTATAAAGATAGTTTTATTCAATTAAAAAATTGTAAGTCTCTATAAGTCGTGTCCGTGAAAGTCCGGCGTCGCCGAGTTCGACAAGTTCACCGTAGGGTCCCGGAGTAAAAACGACGAGTGTGCGCCCCGTCACTGCAAATGTCGACGTGCGTGTAGGTTTCAGTAGCGCACGGACGAGGGCGAGGATCTGATAAGCGAGTTTTTTATCAGCCTGATGTTTCGACTCGTCGACTACCTCAACCTGAACCGTACCGTCGTAAACAAAGTCATCCTTCGTACCGGCGTCATCGCTCATCAGATTATGGATATGAACGTATGTTTCGGCCGACGGCTTCGGTATTGTTTTATAAACAGGATATACCACATCTGATGCGGCGACCGTACCGGCGAGCGTTAGTGTTGCGTTAGTGATCGTAGTCGCACCAGTGAAGCGTGTTGAAACAGTTAATCCTGCAAAGGTCAGGACGCCGGCGGCGGAGGTCAAAACAACTCCGGCGGCTAAGTATGCGGCAGCGTTTGCCGTAACAAAATCTGATGCCGTGACCGTTAGTGACGTGTGGAATGATGCGACCTTTGAGACCCCGGAGCAGACTATCGTGGCTGTGCCGTTCGTACCCGTTAAGGTAATAACGTCACGTTCGCGAAAAACAAAAGTATTCAGAGCGGTAAAAATACCGTTAATCAAATCATATCCTATGTCGCCGTGTGCCGTACTCACCGGAGTATTTTATTAAGTTCTTGTATAATTCGTTCTTTTAATAGTTTTTTTTGCTTTAATTGTGCATATCCCATGAATGGAGATGCCGCTTGGTTATATTTTCTACCGAGACTATCTGTCCCATTAAATCCAAATTCAATCCTTAGTGCATAAACTACATTGGTCCCAATAACTGCCTCAAGTTTACCAACATCCAAGTTTAATGAACCATCGAACGACTGCCCGTTATTGTCCGAGTATTGATAATTCTCACCCTCTTTTAGTTCCGCATGTACCGAAGCACGGAGCCGGTTTGTAATGATATGTCCATCAGATTTAAGCTTATCTTTCGCATCCTTTTCCATAGCCAAGGCAGTACGATCAATACCGCTTTTCACAGCACTATGTATCTGTTTCTGTGTCGCCCCGAGTTTCCTCTGGAGTTCCATAACGCCCGATACCTCTGCAGAGAACTTCATTTTTTCGATATATATATCACCGGCGTTTGATACGGTGAAAAGTAAAGAGTATCATATCGGCCCTGGGCGACCTTCATGCCGTTATAAAAAATCTCAGGGCAAATAGTATCGAATACCGTGACCGGAAACATTGTCGTCGAGAAATTATTAAATACATCTAATACAATAATTTGCATATTGACGCTATTTGCTTCGGCTGTCAAAATGTATCCCGGTGCCGGGTCCTGTATAATAGTATCTATTTTACAGTTATCCGAGTATGTGAATATCGGTCGGAAATCAGGTACAACGCCCTGACAATTCGCATTGATGTAAATAGTCTGTGGCGGAACCTGCGAAAACGTACAGACACAACCGCTCATCAGAAGTAATATGGTCGAAAGAATTACAAGTTTTTTCATCCTATCAGTATTATAATTTCATTAACCTTATCCGTGAAGCCTTTACGCTCGGTGTCGCTCATCGACGTGTAGCGATCGCTCTTTTTAAATACCCGTAGCATTTTCTCAATTGCCAGTCGGTAATCGCGCGGGCGGCTTATAAATACGACGTTTCGTTTCATACTTTTGTTGCCATTATTATTGTCACTACATCGCGCATCGACCGGTCAGGGTTACGCAGGACCGGGCGAATAGGATACAGGGTCTTCGTGCCGAAAACTACCTTAACATTTGCCGCTATCGTATTATCCCATAGTTCAACTTTATAGACTTCACGATCGACTAACTGTTCGACTGCCAGGTAGCGAGTACCGTCAATTTGCGTCACCTTTGCCCGGCGTTCGACACCCGTGTCCCAGGTCTCGACGGTATCACCGCCCGTCGTCGTCGTAGTCATCGTATAGAGCGTTACAATATGGTTCAGTTGTCCGACGCGCATCAGAATCCTGTATTTTGGTCAATACTCTCGATAAGGCGCATCGTATCGTACGGAAGGCGTGACACGCTGACTTCGGCTCCATCCTGCGGTTCGTTAAACATCGACACAACGATGCGGCGGATACACTCATTAGCGGTCTCGGATGACTTACCGGCCGTAAACACTACCTCGACATAATACGTTTCAGATCCTCCGGCCGGTATCGTTGCCCACGTTGCGGCCGGGCGCACGTACACACGCGAGAGACCTTTCTGTTCGAAGGTCGACGATACGCCGCAGACTGTAACCGTTATCGCGGGCGTGGCAATGACGGGCGAAAATGGAAGTTCGTACCAACCCCCCGAATCACGGTCCGACTTTTCGAAGTGTGCCTTATATGACTTAGCCAGGGCGGACGTGCCGGTACGTGCTTCGAGCCATTCACGCGCAACGGTGATCAGTTTCTCGATACGTGTATCCTGATCCGTGCCCGGATAGCCGGTAATGGTTTTTATCTCCGCGACGGT